TTTCTTAGCTTTTTTAAATCCTTTCTTGCTAGGAAAAATGGCACCAGAAATTTCTTTCTTTATTTTTTTCTTTTCTTTTTTAATAGCTTTCTTAAAGCCTTTCTTACTAGGAAAAATAGCTTTAGGTCCAGGATTACTTTCAACGAGAGAATCGTCATTAGGTTTACTTTTCATACGTAATTCATTTTGCAACCTCAAACGACTATCTTTAGTAAGAGAATTGTTTTTAACTTGTTTAATAACCACGGTTTTTTCAACTTTCTTATCAAACGAATCTTGAAGAGCTTGTCGCATCATAGCTTGAGAATTATTATAATTTCGTACATTACTAATTTCTTCAATATCGTCTCGAAATTTATCTTTAACTTTACTTGGGTTAATAGCATCCAATCCACGCTCAATAGTATAAAACAAAGGAGCAACAACTCCTTCAGCAACTTTCTGAATAGGAGTAACGGTAGTATTATCTCTCTTATGCATTTCTCTAAAAGGATTCTTATAATTTGGCCATATAGACCCACCATGCATAGAAGCATTTTCAAAAGAATTTTTAACTTTGGACATAGTCCCAAAAACGATTAAAACAGGCTTGCAATTTAAAACTCTACCTGTTCGACATCATATTTAAAATGAACACTACTAAAATAGTGATCAAGAATAGTTTGTTTATCAGAATAAGCATGACATATTTCTTCCCATTTCAACCCACTAGGGTCTTTATAATTTTCATCAACTATTTGGGGATACTGAATTATCATGTATGTCAAATAATCATCCATTATCTTATGTAATTTATCATCAAAAACAACCAAATATAAAATCTGGCAAGTTCTAACATAACTTAATCTTAAACTAGCTTTTTGAGTACCTAAACGCCACCTATTAAACATAACTTCACTATTAAGTTTCGGAGCATAATAACTTCTTCCCTCAAAAGGATAAATTATAGTACTCCTACTAACAAATGTGTTTTCTTTCATAGGTCGAGGGTGTAAAGATTCTAATTTTACTATAGCACCCAATTCTTGAGCGTACTTAATGAATTCAACAGCATTAACTCGTAATCTAAACAAACCATCATCTCCGCAAATATAACACTTCATAAACTCATCCATTATTTTCCAATTAAATTTCATTTTTCTATCTTGGAAATAACGCAAAGCACAATAAACTAACATTCCCCATACATATAGAGAATTACATTCTATGGTTCCAGACCATCCTGAATTATTACCCCAGGCTTTTCTAAAAAGATAACCTTTATAGAAACACATAGCATTTATCATATCAGCATGAAGTCGTTCTAATCTAATAGCATCTTCACTACCTGTCTTTAATCCTAAAGAAGATTGTTTTAAC